GTCTCCTGCGTCGGTCTTGATTTTAGCTTCAATGTCATTGTATTTGGAGCCAGGATATTTTCCTAAGAGACGAATAACTTCTCCTTCTGCGTCAGACAAAACCAGGGAAGCGTCTTTTCCCGTAACCCTCATCAAATAAATGTTTCTTGCCCCAGCATAATAAGCCTCACAAAAAGCTAGGGGCAAAATAGCGTTTCCACCCTTAGGGGTAGAATAAGAGCCAAAAATACCCAAGGCGTCCTGCGGCCTTTCCACTTTAACAATTGCATTTTTTGGTCCATCAGTAGCCGTCCCCAAAAACAAAATCGAATCAGTAGCTCGAATGGCCGCAGCAGGAGCCATCATAAGACCGCGCTCTCTGTAAAACGTGTATACGCCAGGGAGATTATAATTCGCCATTTTTTATTTCTCCTCCTAAAAAATGAACCTTTATCGATTCAATTATTTTATTTAGCACAGTTATGTGCCTCTCAATGTATACCTGATACACAACATGATATGCCATCAAATCGGCCCTCCAGGAGGCTCGAGCAACATCTTCGGTTGCGCTTCCGTAAAGAATCTCTGTCACTCCAAGCTCTTTAAAAAGACCAGTATAAGTTAGCATAAAATCTTCAAATTTTTCTCCATGCTCTATTGCCTTATCCCAGCTAGACTCCCAAATTCCAAACTCAACCAAATAAAGAAATCTTTGAGTGTACGTAGTGCTCATCTGTTGAGAGTCGTAGTCAAGACCAGAGGTTCTTATGCCAGGCTTAATTTGTCGACAACTACCAAGCTGAGACGGAGTTTTTTCAATCACTTGATAGGTAATAATGGGAGGGTTAAGTGGTTGCTTGTTGTCTTGAATGGGAAAGGCGTGAACAAAACTCCCCCACTTGTCTCCATTAATCATATTGTACGTGTCCCTGACAATATTAATAAAATCTTTAAAATAAAATATCTCTCTTTTTCTCGGGGAAGGCCGCAGAATTTCTTGAAGGGTTTTTACTTTCGACATCTTTATCACCTAGCTAGCAACATTCTAACTACAACATCATGGAGACGAAGAGAATCTCTTAACTCAATATCTAAATGGACTTCAAGATTACGAAAATTATCCGTTTGTCTAATATACAGGTCGTAAAAAACAATCTTCGACGCTTTTCTTTTTAAATCAAGATACTTTTTAATTTCTGTCTCTAAGGTGCTAATAGTCCTTGCACCAACGCTAGAACTACCAACCAAATTATTAGACAACTCTCTAATAAACCAACCGATATCCTGCATTATCCTGAGGTCTTGCACGTGCCTTAAGTCACTTTTAGACATAGTAACAGACGAAGCAGGAGAAATGCCATTTTTAACAAATTCTCTAAAAGTAACAAAACCAACCGAAGAAAGAGCAACGTGGTCGTCATAAACATATGTTATATTAACTTCTTCAGAAATATTACTTCCAGCTGCTAGGGCAATTGTCCCTTCCTCGTAACCTACGATATAGTCAAAGCCCTCTTTGTAAACTACAGGAGTAACATCTTGACTAACCACTTGCAACTTTGATACTGGTCTTCTGTTAAGTTTAAAAGGAACAGCCGTTAAAGATACTTTTTCAGTCTTCCTCAACCCCTCTTTTAATTTAAATCTTAGCCGTTCTGCTCCTGGAAGGGATTTGTTCACTGGACTAACTCCAGGATTAAGACTAGCTAAGAGACCAGCATAAATCGTATGGCCAGACACAAACCTAATACTACTACTAACGTCAGCTAAAACTTCAGCAAACACCACGTTAAGATAAACTCCGCTATCACCAAAGCCCGAGTTAGCCAAGTTGTTAAAATAGAGGTTGTTTACTTTTTCTTCTATTAAAGGGTCTACTCTTTGACAATAGTCTAACACAGACTCTTCTTCTTCCCTGTCGAATTTAACGATTGAAGGAAAGGGGGTGACTCCCATTACGCCAATACATTCACCATAAGGGTTTTTGTTGGCGCAATGGGCACTAAGTATTTTGGCATAGCCTTCATCGTCAAAGAAAATGCCCACAGGGACAACAATATGAATAGGATAATCCTGAATAACCTCTAGAGCTTTTGTAAAGCTGTCGCTACTAAGATCTTCCATTCTCACAAAGTAAATATATTTCCCTCCACCAAGGGATACCTCTTCATAAGCGTCAACAAGGTCTCCTTCACCAAAAAACCTTTTAGCCTCTTGTAGTGTGCTAACATAAACAGGATTATAAAGCAAACCTTTTGTAGAAGTGCCAACGATAGCAATATTTTTTCCATATGCTACTTTTGGAGGCAAAATGATAGGATTTTCATAAACAGTATTAATAACAGCCACCAAAGACACTCCTTAATAAACAGGGACTATTTTTATTGAGCTTTTCATGTTATAAAGATTAAAAGATTTAATCTCGGCGTCAATCGGGTCATTTTCTGTTGATGCTTTGTAGTAAGTCAAAATATTTTTCTCGTCAACCTTGGGGTCTGCATAGTTAACCCTGTAAAACTGCTGTGTGTGGTAACTGGGAAGACCATCACTTCCAAAATCAGCAACCACTATATAGTCCCCAATCCGGGGACTGGCTTCAGGCAGAAAATAAAAAGCTCTTTCATCAACTACCACATTGGCAGGATCTATATTTTTAATCAGATGTGGCAGAGACTCACCTCTAAGCGCAATATTATGCCAGCACCTGTGCTTTTCGATTGTTGGTATCCACCCAGTACCCAGGCAAGTTTTACATTTTGTGTCAATCGACCTGGTCATTGGGTTATAACAATAACACCTAATTAACTGACTATTTTTAACAATTAAAGCGAAAGGGAAGGTAGAAAAAAAATCTCTCACTTCTTGTTGAAGGTTAAAGGATCCAAGATGGTTTTTCTTTGTAAGCCTTCTCAAAGCCCAACCTCCTTATTTAAAATGAGTTTCTCTTATTAAAAGGATAAGGATAATTTCTATCGCCCTTTATCGCAGGCTTTGGAAGAGAGTAGGTATGCTTGCCCATAGTTAAGTACATCTCAGACCTATTCCTCAAAAGCTCTAATCTCTTCAAAGCAATATTAAGATCGGGAACCATTGAGCCTGAAGATTTAATCTCCAAATCTCCGATCTTTCTTCTTTGCCCATGAAATTGAATATGGTCTGTTATTTTTCTATTTAAAAGGCGCACGCAAGTCTCAAATTCCGTATAGTTTCGGTAAAAAATTTCATTTGTAGTTTTGGATTGAGTTTCGCCTAAATAGTCATCGTTTATTGATCCATATGGCTTAGCGGCAATTTGGTTAGCCCACAAACTAACAGCCAGTATCTCTCTTGCTATTTCAAGGTCTGAAATGTCTCCAAGAAACATTCCTATTCTGGCGCGAACATTATTAATGTTTGAGTAGTATGGAGAAAATACCGTAGAGAACGACCAAGAGACATCATCGTCAAGACTGACTCCCTCAATAGAGGAAGTGCTCTTTCCCACTACTATCGTGTAAATAGCATTTTGCAAGAGCGGCGAGTCAGGAATAAACTGAATTGTATCTCCTTGTCCAGCAATCTCACCTGAAACCTGAGTGGGCTCTCCTACACCTGTCATATTTTCTACACAGACAGAAATGTCAGTTGTGTAGTCGATTACTCCATTATTAAATTTTACTGTAATAAGAGAGTTTTCATCAGCGAACAAGCTGTCAGGAGACGGAGTGACAGAGACAATATCAAAAAAAGTAGTAACAGGGCCATCAATAACTCCCTGTCTTGCTTCTTCTTCTTCAGAAAACACAGAAAACCTAAACTGCCAAGGCTCGCTCCACCTTCCTGCTCCTTGGCCTCCAAAAGCCATTACTCTCCAATAATATATAGTATCATGCTCAAATACAAAATCTGGAGTAATACCTTCTCCCACAACATTAGAGGAGAAAGAAACAGAACCGAATTTGGACTCTTTACTTATCTGAAACTCGTAGGCGTCAGCTCCTGGGACTGAGCCCCAAGAAAAAATAGCAGGGGCTCTCACTACTGACTTATCAGGGGGGAACACCATCACTACGGTCTCTAGCGGTGAGTCAGTACTCGCCTCAAAGTTTGAGACATAATCAGACCCGAGTATCTTTCCGGTAATAGTCTTTACTCCACCGGAGCCGCCTTTGATCAAAACTTGATACCTGGCACCAAAGTCCAAACTGGACTGTGAAACAATCGTTGCTACTTTTTTATCATACGAAACCTGACAAGAAACCTTATTTGATCCTTCGTCTAAAAGAAGTATCGTCGAGGTATTTATGGTATCTGGAACCATATCAAACGTAAAGTAAATCAAAACCTTTCCGTCAATAGGAAATCCTTTGGTTCCACTAACCGGGGAAACAGCTCGAATAATATTTGCAAAACCAGTTAGATAAGCCAGCTTAAACACCTCCTGGTAAGGGGGGGGGAGGGATTACCCCTCCCCTATAACTTAACTAATCGTTCTGATAACTTCCGGTTCAGGATAGGTTTGAGCATAAGCAATATTCTTAGCACAAGAAATACCATGCCCGTTATTCAAAATGCCAGGAGAGTATCTCTCTTTAACCTTTAGAGCTCTAATGTCTCTTTCTGGGTTGTCCCACTGTTCAATCGAAATATCGTCTTTCACTACTAAGACACCAACTTCATTTCGGTCTACAACAAACATGTCGAACTTTTTATCTAAGTAGTTGAAAGGAGCAAACGGGGTCAAAGTAATTTGAACAGCCATTGGAAGTTTGCCTTGAACCTGGTCAGGGGTGATAGTTATTTTGTTTCCAGGGCCTCCGAAAGCCGCAACGCTCATCTTGTCAAGCAGCGGATTCTTAGCAAAAATTGGCCATACCAGGGGATGCAATAAAATATCGGTTGTTTGGTATCCATGAGCCAAGTTGCCAATCATCAGGTCAATAAAGTCTTCAACACTAAGAGTTTTATTTTTATTACGATTAACATCGAGACCGTGTGTTCCATAAGTAGCACCGTCTTCGTGGTCTGGATCAAAGATCACATGGCCATGATTTATAAACTCCCGAAAAATCCACTCCTCTTTATACCTGGCAAGACCACGGCCCACTTTATCAAGCATAATTCCAACAACATCCCACTGGGAGTCGGAAATCATCTCATCAGTAACTTCAACTATGGCCCCAATCTTCTTCACACTAATCTCGGCAGCGCCTTCGAAGATTTCGACTTCGGGGGTCTGACGCCTATAGCTCATGCCCTCCCCGACTTCTCCGACAATAACATCGCTCATAGCCGGAAAAACGATACTGCGGCCTTCCGTTATTCTGACCGTCTTAAAAAATTTAGACACAACATAAAAAGGCTCAGCAGAATCTTTCATTACATCTATAATAGTTTTATGCAAGAAAACCGAAAGATCAGGGGAGGCAAGCGCTTCTTTAAGAGTAATCTTATTAGAAGGCTTTTCGCCCTTGCTTTCAGCCTCAATTTGCTTAACGTAACGCTCAACGAGGCTTAATGACATTGTTTATTTCCTCCTTCTAAACTTGTAAATAGTTACCGTTGTAATAAAATACTTACAGCACCCACAGATCCAACATAATCCCAGGCAGGCGGAGTGCCAATTAGACTATCCACGTCGACTTTGTAGGTGATTTCAATAACTTCAGTGCCTACCGCAGCGTTTTCCAAAGTAATAGTCGCAATCTGTGTTACGGGACTGTACACATAATGCGTCGCATCCTCTGTGTCAGAACTAATTTCGCTGCCGTCAATATAAATAGACAAAGTCGTACCGTCTACTTTTACCACCGGATCAAGAGCGCATTTGATTTCAGTTTTCCCCGCGCCAGGAGAGAACCTTTGAATCCTGGTAGTCAAAGAAATTTGAGCAGCGTCAGTAAACCCTTTAAAGCCGCCACCAATAGTTTTCCAAGCACCGGGACTTTTGTAGTCTCTAGTAAGAGGCCACTTAAAGTTTGGATCATAAACCATTGAGCCATCAGCAGGAGCAGGTTCGGGAGTAAATTCTTCCCTTATAGAATCTTTTCCTTCGTAAACAGGCTCAACCATTTTTAACCACCCTAAAGGAGGCAGATCAGTTTTGAGCTCAAGCACTTGGCCCACCCTGTCTACAGGATCATCAGTCCCTTTGACCCACTTAATAAATTTCCCATATTTACCGGCTTTTACATAGTCGCCAGCTTTAAGTTCGTTTGCGGTCCCGATGTCATCGTAGTTGCTATTGGTAGCACAACCCCACATAAACTTCATCCCGTTAACCGCATTGTAGCTGAAAGGAGACGGAGTGGCGTCCACCTCTTGAGTCCAAACGTCGGCAGGGTTGGGAAGATATGGAACTTCAACTAAGTCACGGGTAATAAAGGTCGGCTGAAAATCGTCTCCTCCAAATTCATCGTGAGCGATGACCTCTACACCGTTCTCGTCTTTTTTAAATCGCCGAAAATAGCTAGTAAAAGCAACACCTACGGGGTTCTTTGTCTCGTCCGCAAAAGTAACAATGTTTCGATATTTTAATGTAAGGTAGTCCCTAACCGCAGGACCTGTTGCTACAATGGTACCCTTAGGAATAACTACTTTAGAAAACCGACGGTTAGCAGCGTACGGATATTCAAACAGCCCCGGCAGAGAAGGGTCAACAATATATTCTACGTTAGGCGCATCGCCAGGGCTCGCTACTAAGCTAGTATGCGACCTGCTGTTAGGCCGCAGAGAAGCACCTTGTCCAATTAAAGCCATTTAAAACTTCCTCCTTAATAATTGTTACAATGTTCTTTTCCCAGTTAATAGGTTGCTAAATACCTTACTGGGGTCTTTTATTTTTTCTTTTTGATCTTCCTGGCTTTCTTCTCCAAGAGTAATTTTATCAATTACTCCTGGTTGGCTATTGTCCACAAAACCAGGGTTGACTACTTTAGTAATTTTAACAGGCGTAACGCGGGACTTGAGTTCCTCATAATAAAAATTAAGAGTTTCTTCATCCTTAGACACTAATTTATCTACTTCCGCCTGCTTCGCCTCTTCAAGAATATCCCCCAGAGAAACCTTCTTGTCAGCAATTTTCTCGGCCAAGGCTATTACAGCCTGTGCCTTAAACTCAGTTACCTGACCTAAAAGTAAGTCTCTCTCTTCAGTAATTGACGCCAAAGATCTTTCCAGGCCTTCTATCGTTTTTTGAAGATCGGTCAGTTCCTCTGGCAAGGCAGGATCTTCAGAGTCGCTTTCAACAATGTTTAAGGCTTTAGCAATGCCTTTAACCATCTCTACAACAGATTCTAGTGTAGTTTTTAACTCTTCGGTCTCTGCCTTCGACTCTTCAAGCTCTTGCTGAAACTGGTCTATTGTTTCGTTCATAGCCTGCTGCTCTGGGGTTTCGGCAGGAATATCAACTACCTCTTCTTCGCTTCCTCCGTCATCTTCTCCATGAAACTGAATATCAAACTTAAACTTAGATAATTCCACTAAGGAATCCTCCTTTCTACTTCTTGCTGCCATCTTTATTTTTACTTCTGCTCTTTAAATCAGAAGGCAATGTATTGTCAAGACCATCAATCATGCTATGTTTCCAGCCTTTATTTAAAATAATCCTTACAACACGAGCATGTTCTTTTTTTATTTGTTCCTTTGTCCAATTAGTTTTAGATGGCTGCTTCCACCATCCATGAAGCAAATTATGACCGTAATATGCTTGCTTTTGGGTGCCAGTTTGCATTTTGTTGATAGGTTTATCGTCTTTTCCTTTGGGATTGGTCTCTATATATATTATATTCTTGTCATCTTCTTGATGCACTGTGTTAGAACCATTTTTTTCATTTAGCTTAAAATTAAAAGGAATATAATAATATTCTTGGATAAACTCGGACTGAGGAATCAGGAAAAGCTCATTATTTTTAATGGCAAATACCTGGTCATTAGTTAAATCGTACAACTTATGCTCCTTAAGGTCCTGGAGGAAGATGTTTTGTTGAAGAAACTCTTGAGTTGTTACCTCAGGCACTTCAAGTGTGTTAGCATACTCATCAGCAGGGGCGTTTACATACGAAAGCTCAATAAACCACAAATTCCCAGTTTGCCAGTAACACATTTTACCCTCATAAGTCTGGCCTCTTCGGTGGCTACACCAGTCTTTTAATATATCTTGGCCACAAATACTACAAATAGCAGCGTCTGTATCGGCACCAATAGAAACTGTTGAATACCTACCGTCAACAATTCTAGCAATAGCCTCAGGATCAGTGACCCTTGGGTAGCAAATAATTCCAGGAATACCAATAGAAGTTTTTGCTTTATATTCGGCTTTAATTATTCTACCTAAAGGCTCTTCATAGATATTGTGATTTTTTAACATTGGCTTTAAGTACGGAGAGGTCCAAGAATGAACTCCAGTAGGCCTTATTTTTCCTGACTCTTTATCCTTAAAGCTAGAATTGCCTCGTAGTTTGCTTTGTGGATAGGAAACATAGTTCTTTGTCATGTGGGCATGAATGGCTTCTATTTTAGGAATAACAACATGACTCTCAGACTCAACAAGGCTAAGGACTCGATCTTTGATCTCCTCTGCCTTCGGGCCAAGGTCTACCTCAACACTCTCCGCTAATCTTAAAAACTTCACCGAGAATCACCTCTTATTCTAACTTGGCACATACAATTTGTGTGCCAGGGAGGAATAGCTCTTAAAAGAATATCTTTTTTATTTAACTTAATTACCCCCTTAGACATTTCTTTACATTTTTCACAAGGATTTTCAGCAACTACAACAAGCTCTTTTCTCCCTAGACCCTTTGCCATTAGAGTATATCCATAGTTAAAAGCAGAAGCTAGTTGAGTCCTGCCGCAAAATCCAAGCCTGTATGACACAGAGCTAAAAGCAGCGGAGACCATTGCTTTTTGTTCTGCTTTACCCTCTTTGGAAATAGCTTTATTTATCAGTTTTTGAAGGTCTCCAAAAAATCGCTTAAGGTCTTCTGCTGCATTAGACTGCAATTGACTTATTGCAACACTACTCTTTATATCTGGATCCCTGGTTACTCGGCAGTCTTTCTTGGCTGCGTTTGCTCCTGTAAAAAAGACCTTGGGCGAATAGAACCCATAAGAATCAAGCGCCCGATCTTGTGACATAGAAAGATACATCGGGACTTGATCTAATAGGCCAGAATCTATAGCGTCTATAACTTCATTTTTAAGGCTGTTTAAAATCGTGTTAAGAAAAGAGCCGTATCCGCTTGAGTCGTAGCTTTCAACCATTGAGGCCGTTTTCTTTGGACTAAGCTTCTTGCCGTGTTGGTTTTCTGGCCGATCTTTGTTCGATACTGTTTTGTCTTCTTTCTGGGAGCCGAACATATTATAATACAAGCGACTCTCGTCAACTTCTGATTCTCGACCAAACTCCATTCTCATTTCTTCAAAAGTAATCGCGTTTTGCATAAACATTTGTACCATATGATTTTCTTGTTTTATTCGTTCATCATACGCAATTTCTTTAAACTCAAACTCTACTGTATCCTCTTGCCTTAAGAGAAAATCAAAGCCGCCTTCCAAGCAAAGCTCCTTTACTATCCTAAAAGTAAATTGCTTGGCAATTGTTTTTTGGATAGCTTTAATCCTATCATGCATTTCAATAGTAAGGTTATCAGCGGTAGCTTTGTTGGCGGTTTGCGCTCGACCAAAAACTGTCTCGGGAATACCGAGTCCAGTAAACACTCTCTTTTCAAAGTAGTCAAGAGCCCAGTCAGCGTTAATTGCTAAGCCTTCTGCCCCGACCACTTCTACGTCATAGCGCTCAGGCAAAACTAAAGTGCCATCCATTGGCATCTCTTCAATCATTTGCTTTACAAGCTCAATTTCCTCTGGGGTAGATTCTTTGCCGTCTGTTTGCAGGCCGACAATGAATTTATACAAAGGATGAAGGTGCTTATATAAAAGATTAGAAACATTGTCCTCAATCTCCCTGAGAAGCCTTATGTCGTCAAGTACAGGAAGTACAAAGGGAATCCCAAAAGCATAACCTATCGGCTTCTTCCACGAGATATGAATCATGTCTTGGGGCTTAATTGAAAGAGGTTTATCTTGCCCAGGGACTTTTTGCTCATAGCCAACTACTGTCCCGTTTTTGTCTCGTGCAATTCGAATGGTACTTGGTGGCAAAACAAAATATCCTGCTACCGGAGGGGTGCCTTGTTCAACTCCTGAAATTTTTATTCCAGGCATATTAGGAGTCTCTTTTTGTCTGGCTTTAATAATAAACGCATTCGAATATTTAACCACCGACTCTACAATCTCCGCGATTAAAATGTCAGTTTCTATGTCGGTGGCCTCTGCCATAAAAGAAAGTCTGGTTCGAACATAAGATGAAGCTTTTTCATTTTTGCTTTTAATTATCCAACCTGCTTTTAAAATAAGGTCTACATACTTATCGACAGCCTGCCTTACATAAGACTCAGTATTATAAGCAGAAGATATCTCCTCAAGATCAAAAGTTGGAGACTCAAGGTTCTTCCGGGCGCTTCCGCCACTCGAACTACGAACAAAAGCGTAACCAACTCTTTTTGTTTTTGTCTTCTCTGGAGACCGGGGTGTTGCTTCTATTGTAAATGTATCAATTAGCCACTTTTTTAATCCCATTAAAACCGACTCCTTATAGTGTTACAGAGACATATTTTTTCTCACCATTAAGGGAAATTAACACAAGCCCCGTAACACCGGGGGATAGCGCTTTCTGTTCAGAGTAGAGATCAAAATAATTAACAAGAGAACCACCTATAACAAAAACTGTCCGTCTCTTTTCTACTGTATCTCCTACAATCTCAAAAATAGACTCATCCCATGTGGCTCTTGTATGGCTATGTCCAGAGACATATAGGTCAGCAACTGCCACATTTTTCATTTTAGAGGCAGAGTTAATCTTGCCTCCCATTGTTGTTCCTCCGCCTTTGCCATGCCAGCCCACAATATGATAATTAACATCATTAACGTCGATATTTAAATAAGCCTGGTAGCCGCAGTAAGGTACTTCCAAGTCATAACAAATTTCAATAAGCGGATTATCTCCGTTAAATTGATGTCCTCGCATTTCATGGTTGCCTGGAAAGCCACATAAAATCTTACCTTCTTCCGCCAGTGGCCGCAAAAGGTCTGTCAGTTTTCTTCTTTGGTCTCCAGTGTGTAACTCCTCTTCTTGCATAGCAAGACCAACAGAGTCTTTTGTCGCCGTCTCGCATGTATCCCCTCCTAAAAAAGTATAAAAATTATCATTTCTTAAGATGAGGTCGGTATAGGATTCTAGTTTAGGAACATTACATCCCTTTAGGCCATAATGTAAATCAAAAAAAGGAATAATTTTAATAGAACCAGTTATCGGATTAAACTTATAAGACACTACTTTCTTTGAATCGTTAGTCTCCGCAGAAATAAATAGGTAGTCTTCAAGCGCTTTATCCTTCTTTATATAAAGCTCATATAACTCAAGGTCACCAAGAAGTTTTTGTAATTTTTGCTCTAAAGCATCAGCCAATTATATACCCCCTTTGTTAAAATCCCATCCAAGATGAGAGGCCACATCATAGACAAATCCTCTTGTATCCACAGCTGGTCTTAAAATTGCTTCAATCTGCTCAGGGCTTATTCTATCAAGTCCCCACTCTATAGCATTTAAAAGTTCAATGATGGTTTGTGTCCATTTTTTTCTATCTAGACCACCAATTTTCTCTGAAATACGATGCGTCCTCTGTTTTGTTGACCTGTAATAATCAAGAACAATATCTTTATATTTTGCTTCTGTTTCATCAGCAACGTCCATAACAGCGTTGGCAATTTTATCAATCGTCCTGAGGTTTCTTCCAGCATTCTTCTCAATGTTAGCTAAATATTCCAAAGCAGGTGTGGTAATATGTAACTTCAATCTAGATATTGTACTCAATAAACTGCTCGTGATACTCCGAATAAAAGGAGACAAAAGAGTCATTAAGATCTCTGTAAGACCGATAGATTTAATGTTTAAAGTAGCATTCGTCATAGTGAGCACTGTTCTTAATATTCGAATATAACTCTTGGCTTGGTCGTATTTTTCTTGATAGCTCTCAAGGCTATCAAGGTCGAAGCCAGAAAAAATCCCTAGAATAATATCATCTATCTCATCAGCAATAATGTCTGAAATATCCAAAATCAAAAGATTAAAAAAACTATCAGAGGCGCTAGAAATATCGTAGGCTTTTGATATAGCAAGCCTGCTAATAGTTGGAACAGGGTCGTTATTTAAGTGGTAGAGCTTATTTGAAACTTCTAGAGTATTACCTAGCTCCGATATATATTGCTCTGGGCTAAGGTTTGGCTTTAAAAAAGCCAGGGTTTCAAAGTCTACCCAAACTTTTATTTTTTCTTCAGTTGCTCTGCCAATATCGCCGTCGCTATTATGAATATACCCAGCTGCAATCGCAAGATCTATCAGTTCACCATTAACAAAACCCTCACACTCTTCAAGGTCTTCTTCAAGACTAACCATGTCAGGGTAAGAAAGAGCCTCTATAGAGTCAGCTCTCTCCATAAAATGCTTCATGGTTGCTTTTGAGCCCTCAGAGACCGAAAAGCTAAAAGACTCTCTGCAAGCTTTGTCAAAAACGTCAAAGGTAATTAATCCTCCACCAGCATACTCAGTTATTAAATCTTTATAAATTGAAGTTTGGTCTACTTCCACTACAACATCAAAAAGTCTCTCTTTTAGAAGAGCGATACACCTTTCAAAAGAGGTTCTAGCCTCCTGAACTGCCCTTGTAGCGTTTGGTATATTGTATTTTACAATATAAGCTAAATCCTCGGATGGCTCAAAGTTATCTAGAAAACTTTCCTTCTCTTCTCCAGCAATCTTTTTAATATAAGTAAGAATAGGACTGTAATTGATTAAGTCCCGCTCTTCCTTGGTGTCAATTCCTCTATGGCCATAATTTCTTAAAATTTCTTCGCTCATAACAATCTCCTAAAAAAGAGGCAGGAAGAAGGGGGCCTCCTGCCCAACTACAAATCAGAAAGAGAGAGGATTATAAAGGGAGGCTTTATTGACAAAGTTCGACATAATTCTCACCTTGTCTTAATTAAGCAGGAAATGATCCTGCCTAAAAATTATTCCTTTTTACTTTGCGTCTACTTCCAGACCCCCTTGGTAAGAAAGGAGACTTCTTAAACATTTCATAGGTAGTTTTATTTATATTGGAATTTCTCTGCCTGGTCGTTTCTCTGATATCATCTACTCGAAACCAAGTCTGTTTGTCAGGATTTCTTTTGTTGGCGAAAACTTCCCCTTCATCTTGGTCGATATTTGTATTAGGCCTATTTAAAATAAGCTTTGGTGTGTTTAAAGGAGGAGCTATTGCCATATGTCTTGTCGGCTCAAACTTTGTAACAACCTTTGTTAAATCTGGAGCCTTGTCTACAACAGCTAAAACACAAAGCATTAACGCATCAACAGCATGTTCGTTGGTTGAAGTAAACCTCGGAACTCCAGTAGTTGAAACTTTTTCAACACGATAATTGCCCAGTTGTCGCCAGACTACTTCGTCGTGCTTGCTAATTATCAAACGGTCTCTTTCTAAAAGAATTTGAGTGTTATTCACCATCCAAGGCTTAATGGGTTTAGATACCATTTCTCCAGTTCCCGGATCCTTAACGTCACGTGTTTCGGAAAAAGAAACACCTACCACTCTTTCATCAAGCTTCCATTCAGCGTCGTCCTTTTCCGCTTGCTTCCCTTTTTTGTGAAGAACCTCTATTTGATAATCTCCATAACCTCTGTCTACATAAATATATTCTGGCTGATACTTTTTGTTCCATTCAACAACCAAGTTAACACCAGCGTCAAGCACAAACTCATCTTCAGGAATCGATTCCCTATTTATAACTCTAAACATACCTTCTTCGCCATATTCATTCTTGGCTTTAGGATCGTACTCAATACAACATAAAGTAGGAGTCGCCTGAAACTTGTCCCAGTCAACCCCCATAAACCTTCTAGGGCCTTTTTTCACTTTTTCAGGATAAAGATAATCTTTCTTTGCCCTTTCAATACATCTGTGAGGGAAAACCCCAACGGCCTCTTCTCCGAACTCTGCTAAGCACTCGTGGGCAAAGCCAAGCTCTCCCAGGTCACGACGCCAGCGGCGCTCATAGTTTTCGATAGCTTTTCGGTTGTTTTTGCGCTTCGGATGTTCGTAAAAAGGAGAGTAGTAAGTTGCCCAGTCTTCGTTAGCATACCTTCCCGGAGGAACTTTAACAAGTCCTCCCTGCGCCTGAACACAAATATCAAAAAATTTAGATCTTCTTCCTGTCGGGGTGGATGAAATAATAATCCCTGGCTCATTATCTCTGTTAGCATCAGCAGCAATAGCAAAGATAGCTATAATATCGTCATCTGTCATATAATCTATCTCGTCAACTAAAATCCAGTCGGCTCCCTGACCCCTTGCGCCAGCCGCGCCCTGGCCAGCTCTGGAGGCTGCTGTAATGCCCATAATAGAAGCGCCATTTTTCCAAATAATAGTCTCAGGACTCTGTACATCTTTTGCAACAGACTGAGCAAGCTCAGGGCTTTTTTTTATAAATTCTCTAATCCTTTTAAAAATTAGTTTTACTTGGTTTTCAAAAGGAGCGGTTATTAAAACAGCGCCGGGTCTGCCTTCAGGGTTGTTTGGATTATCTCCATTTGTATACGTATGATGGATCGCCTTAACAGCAAAAAAGTCTGATTTTCCTTGACGCCTTGCCCATCTTAGTGCAATATTTTGCATTGAGTCTCTTAGCGGATCGGCCTGATAGGGATAAGCCTTCCATCCAAAGTAATGCCGAGCAAAGTCCACAGGATCAGAAAGTATCTGCGCAAATTCTAAAAGCTCGGGAGTGAGCTCTATTGAAGAGTTCGTTTCAAACCTACCTCCCTTTCGGTACTTTTTTGGGAGTTTTTTTAGGAGGGCCTTTGGGTTTTTCTGTAGCCTCTATTACTCTGGGAGTTTTTTTAAGAAGGTCTTTGAGGTCTTCTGTGGCTTCTGTTATTTTGTTATATTCGCCACTTCCTCTCTCAAATGCTTTTCTTTTTTCTTCATTTTCTATAATTTTATTAAAAATTCTTTCTCTCGCCCCAGGCTTGGTTCCAGAAGGAGAAATGGAACCCCCAGAAGGAGTAGCGACCTTGGTTTCTGCAACAGCAGCTGCAGCGACATTTTTAGCAGCAGTCTCAGCACTGGCTCCAGCACTGGCTCCAGCGCTGGCTCCAGAAACGGCTCCAGAAGCAGCAGCAACTGCCTTTTTTTGAGCAGCAATGTGGGCAGCCATATGGGGACTCTTGCCTATCTCACTCAGCGCTGGGCTAAGTTTGTAACCTGCATAGCCCCCCGCAATACTTCCACCAAGAATAGCACCCTTTACAGCTCCGCCAAAAAAACTCTCTTCCTCACTAAAGGCTCCATAAACACCTCCGGCAATTGCTCCAGCTCCTGCACCACGAAGGGCAGAGTCCCAAATATTTCCCCACAATACTTCTTTTGTAGCACTAATAGCCTCGCCTGAAACTGAATTTGCAATACTGGCAGCAATACCTGCTGCATTAGCTACGTTTTTTTGGGTAGCTTCATTCATAGCAACGCTCTTTATTCCATTAATTACTTTTTTTAAACTACCGCCAACAGGGGTGGCCATTTACCTTCACCTGCCTTTCCTATACATTTGCACTCGATCGGGTGAATATCGAGGATTAGCCATAATTGAACCGGGAATATCTCTACCTCTAAATAAGGCATATCCCCCGCCACCTAAGCCTCCAAGAACAGCTCCTTTGGCGGCTCCTCTAAGTCCTCCACTAAACACATCTCTGTTGGTCATGACTCCGTGAACCCCTCCAATTACTGCGCCCCCAACAGCGCCACGAAGAGCAGCCTCTCCTGAGTGCCTCAAATAAGAAGTAGCTGCAGCCCCAAGGCGCTTCGTGCTGCTTGTAGTAGCAAGCTTAGCAGCATACGTTGACGCCTCACCTATTCGGCTTTGTAGCCTAGGAGAAAGTAAAATACCATCTATTTTATTCATTACGCCACCTAAAGTTTTCCCAACAGTATCGATAAACATTGTTTGTCACCTCATTATTTATGAAGGTAGCTAGCTTCATTGCCAAGCACTAGTCGACCATTCATCCGAGACTTGTCAAGCGCATTAACAGCTGCCTGTCTCATCGTTAAGGCCTGCGAGGTATCTCTATACCCGCCGCCGATAAAAGTATGACCAGGAGAATAGAATCTATCTTTCTTCCTGCTCCAGTTAGTTCTGCCAGCGTTATACAAAGCGGTTGTGCCTGATATGGCAGCCGATCCTAAGGTAAGAGTAAGGCCAGCAGATCCGCCAACCACAGAATAGAGAGCGGTGTTGGCAGCACCTTTAGCAATTGCAGCAGGCCAAGATGCTCCACCCCATTTGTTAAAAGCAGTGCCAATAGCAGCATTAAAAGCAAAGCCTCCAAGCCCAGGTGGTATTATTTTTTGTTCAGTTGGATTTGGCATAACTATCACCCATGTCTATTTTTGTGTAATGCTATAGTAAGGTCCCCGGTAGCCCCCATGTTTTTCCGGTTATGGGTAGCATCCTGCATCATAATAGGGTTCTCTTCTTTTCGTGGCCTCATTTTATGATAAGGCATTTCATTGTCGGGAAGCATAGTGGGGTCAGTCCTTGGGTTATATTCAGTTCGGGAAGCCGCCGCTACTTGGTTGCCCATATTAAGACCAGACAATAAAGCAATTAAAGCAACAGAGCCGCTAAGCCATGGTTTGGGAGTTCTCTCTAAGAACCCCGCATCTTTAGGTTTGTTGAAAGCAAATCTATCCGCAAACCTCACTGTCGCAGGCGCGTCTCTGAGAAGATTAACAGCTCCCTTGCCAGCCGCTAAGCCTGCAACTTTTGCTGTCTCAGTGCCAAGTCTAGCAGTAGAATATCTAAGTCCAGATCTTGACCGCTCAAGAAACTTACTAGTTAAACTTCTTCCTCCAAAAGCATCGAATACACCGAGAGCTGTTTTGCCTACTGTTTTTGCAGCTGTTCCGATAGCAAAGTTTGTTGCTTTTCCAATTGCACTATCAATTATGCCCA